AAATGTTGCACCGCGTAACCCATTGAAATTGAACGGGTCCCTCCTGTTCGTGACTGTATTCGGGGGGGCGAGGTGCGAGGGTTTCCCAGTGACACCTATGAAAATACCCGTTTCGTTTCGCTTTGACGCGAACCCCAACAAATCAAAGGCCTGACGGCCTCGAAACCTACGCCTGAACCGAAACGGGGATCCGACCCCATTTCGCTTTGGCCCTCAGACCCGTTTCGCTTTCGGGCATCCCCAAGGACATCACCATGGACGTCGTCGACCTGCCGCTTGAGCAAATCATTCCCTATGCGCGCAACCCGCGCCGCAACGAGCAGGCGATTGCGACGGTCGCGGCCTCGATCCAGGAGTTTGGCTGGCGTCAGCCTATCGTTGTGGACGAGGCGATGGTCGTGCTGGCCGGACACACCCGGCTGGAGGCGGCACGCAAGCTCGGCTTCAAGACCGCGCCGGTGCATGTCGCCAAGGGGCTGACGGTCAGCCAGGCACGCGCCTTCCGGATCATGGATAACCGATCCAGCGAAAACGCGGAGTGGGACAAGGACCTGCTGAACCTCGAACTGGCGGACCTGCTGGAAGCGGATTTCGACCTCGGGCTGACGGGTTTTACTGACGACGAATTGCACGCGCTTATGTCGAGCCTTGAGCACGGTACCGGCCCACAAGAGGGTGAGGACGATATTCCGGACACGCCGGAGGACCCGATCAGCCGTCCTGGCGACCTCTGGATCCTCGGCAATCACCGGCTGCTCTGCGGGGACAGCACGGTCGCCACGGATATCGAGCGGCTGCTCGGCACAGTGAAACCGCTGCTGATGGTGACCGATCCACCCTACGGTGTGGACTACGACCCAAGCTGGCGCAATCAGGCGGGGGCGGCCAAGACCAAGCGCACCGGCAAGGTGCTGAACGATGACCGCGCTGACTGGCGCGAGGCTTGGGCGTTGTTCCCTGGCGATGTCGCCTATGTCTGGCACGGCGCGCTGCACGCGGCGACCGTGGCCGAAAGCCTCGAGGTCGCGGGCTTCACCATCCGCTCCCAGATCATCTGGGCCAAGGACCGACTGGTTCTGAGCCGGGGCGATTATCACTGGCAGCACGAACCCGCTTGGTATGCTGTCCGGAAATCCGGCAAGGGCCATTGGGCGGGCGACCGCAAGCAGACAACGCTCTGGCAGATTGCCAACAAGGATCAGGACGAAAAGACCGTCCACGGGACGCAGAAGCCGGTGGAATGCATGCGGCGGCCGATCCTGAACAACTCGAGTCCGGGTCAGGCGGTCTACGAGCCTTTCATGGGATCGGGCACCACGCTGATCGCCGCCGAAACCACGGGCCGTGTCTGCCTAGGTATCGAGCTGAACCCGGCCTACGTCGATGTGGCCGTCCAGCGTTGGCAGAAGTTTACGGGCAAGCAGGCGTTGCTTGAGGGCAGTGACACCACTTTCGATGCGCTGACGGCGGAACGTGAGGCCGCATGAAACAGTCTCGTCTCATGTCACTGGTCGAGGCCATCACCAACGTGATAGTCGGGTACGGCGTTGCGGTCGTGACGCAGATTCTGATCTTCCCGATATTTGGGCTGCAAACGACACTCGGACAAAACCTCGCGATGGGCGGAATCTTCACGATCGTCAGCCTATTCCGATCGTTTGCTCTGCGGCGGCTCTTTGAGGCCATCCTCTTCCGAGATGGTTGAAGTGTTAATGTTGTGTGAAACACTTTTTTTTGCTCTAGCCTTGCCTCAATAGTGAGGATTTGATGATGGCTAGACATCAACATTGGGACGACGTGTACGGCGCTCGCACAGAAGATGAGTTAACCTGGTTCGAAGAAACTCCCTCAGCATCCCTTGAACTCGTTCTCAGATATCTGAAAGCCGGGGAGCCATTCATTGATATCGGTGCTGGTGCGTCTCGCTTGGTCGATGCGTTGCTGAACCACGGTTTTGGACCTCAGTCAGTATTGGATCTTTCCGAGGCCGCGCTGTCGATCAGTCGAGCCAGATTGGGACTACGCGCACAACAGGTCGACTGGATTGTCGCCGACATTACCGAATGGGAACCCCATCGCGACTACTCCGTTTGGCATGATCGTGCGGTATTTCATTTTCTGACTAAAGCTGAAGATCGCGCAGCCTATGTGAGGGCGCTGTCAAAAGCACTCAAGCCGGGTGGAACGGCAATCATTGCTACCTTTGCCGAAGATGGCCCTGAAAAATGCTCGGGTCTCCCGGTAGAGCGCTATTCGCCTGAGTCTCTTGCGGGAGAGATTAACCGGCTGCTGCCTGCGCATTTTGACCTTGTTGACGCGAAAGACCATGTTCATCGGACACCGAAGGGGAACGAGCAGCGGTTCCAATACAGTATCTTTGAGAAGAACCGCCTCTGAAACGCCAGCCTGATCTTTGCCGCTAAATTAGGCCGAGGTCTTTCAAGCAGCTTGCCGTATCCATCAGCTGATGGGTCGGAACCTCGACCGTGATCGTGAAGCTGTCGGCGAAGGTTTTGCCGTAAACGCCGCCATCGTCCATCAATGCCATCTCGATCTCTTCAAGGACGACGGTGATGCGGCTGCGATCAAAGTGCTCGGGCAGGTTCCGGATGGGGAGCCGAATGCTGGTGGTTTCCATGGGATCTACTCCGCGTGCTCGCCTTCCTTGAAGGCGCTGTCTGTGATGCGCTTCAGGAGCTCGGCGAAATAGTCGAGGTTGCCGACATGGCCCCAATGCAGGGCGTCAGGGTCGGAGTCGAAGTTCGCGTCGCTCAGCGCCTGTAGCCGCGCGAGCATCGTGTCGATTGTGGCTTTCTTGGCGATGAACGCGTCTTGGGCTGTTGGTCGGTGGCTCATCTCGATGCGTCCTGAATTGCGTTGGGTGCTGTCTTGAGCTTCGCTCTAGTGGCGAGGCTTATCCAGTGAATTCGACAAGATTTCATATAGTTAATCGAAGGTTCGGGAGCTGCGCATGTCGACAGCCACACAGCCCATCGGCGTAATCGCGCGGCTTCTGGATCTCTCGGAGCGGCGCATACAACAACTTAGCCGCGAGGGGGTGATCCCGAAGGCTGAGCGGGGGCAATACGACCTCATTGGCTCCGTGCGGGGCTATGTGCGCTATCTGCGCGATCAGGCGCTGAAGGCGCAGGCGGGCGCGCCTGACTATGCGGCTGAACGTGCCCGCTTCATCCGAGCGCGGGCTGACCTCGCCGAGATGGAAGCCGAAGAAAAGCGCCGCTCTCTGATCGCGGCCGAACAGATAGAGGCGGCCTGGATCGCGGTATTGGCGCTTTTGCGCACCCGCCTGCTGGCTCTGCCTGACCGGCTGGCCCCTCAGGCCTTTGAACAATCAACCGTCGGAGACACCCGGAACCTGATCCGCGCCGCCATCCGCGAGGTGCTCGATGATCTCGCGCAGCCAGACATTGAATTTGAAGCCGACATTGACCTTGCAGGGGTCGCCAGTCCTCAAGCGGACGGTGGCGAAGGCACTGGCAGTTCTGAAGCCGCCGCCGGATCTGACGATCAGCGATTGGGCAGACCAGAACCGCCGGCTGAGCTCTGAAGCCAGCGCCGAGCCGGGCCAGTGGCGTACGAGCCGCGCGGAATACCAGCGCGGGATTATGGATGCGATCTCGGATCCGGCGGCTGAAACCGTTGTGATCATGTCGAGCAGTCAAATCGGCAAGTCGGAGTCGATCCTTAATATGGTCGGCTATCACATCGACCACGACCCTGCGCCGATCATGGTCGTGATGCCGACCGAGCGCGATGCCGAAACCTGGTCGAAGGACCGCTTTTCTCCGATGGCGCGGGACACGCCATGCCTGCAGGGCAAGATTGCCGATCCGCGGTCGCGGGATGGCAACAACAAGATCCTGCATAAACGGTTTCCGGGCGGACACCTGACGATTGTGGGTGCCAATGCGCCCTCTGGCCTTGCGAGCCGACCGATCCGTTTGCTGCTCTGCGATGAGGTCGACCGCTATCCGTTCAGCGCAGGCGCTGAAGGCGACCCGGTCAACCTCGCGAAAAAACGCACAGTGACGTTCTGGAACCGCAAGATCGTGCTGGTCTCGACGCCGACGAACAAGGGCGCGAGCCGGATTGAGGCGGCATTCGAGGAAAGCGACCAGCGCCGGTTTTGGGTGCCGTGTCCCGCATGCGGACATGAACAAATTCTGACCTGGGGGCAGGTCAAATGGGACAAGGATGAGAGCGGCGGCCATCGCCCTGAAACCGCGCGCTACCACTGCGCCGACTGCGATGCCGCTTGGAAAGATGAGACCCGCTGGGCCGCCATCTCCAAGGGCCGCTGGATCGCGGACGCGCCATTCAATGGGGCGGCAGGGTTCCATCTGAACGAGATCTATTCGCCCTGGGTACGGCTTGAGGCGATGGCCAAGGCGTTCCTCTCGGCGCGCGCGGGTGGGGATGAGACGATGAAGACGTTCATCAACACCTCGCTGGGCGAGACTTGGATGGAAAGCGGCGAGGCCCCGGACTGGCAGCGCCTGCAGGGGCTGAAGGAAGATTGGCGCGCAGGCACAGTGCCGGCCGGCGGGCTCTTCCTGACCGCTGGCGCCGACGTTCAGAAGGACCGGATCGAGGTTGATGTCTGGGCATGGGGCAAAGGCCTGCAAAGCTGGCTCACTGACCACATCGTCATCGACGGCGGTCCTGGCGATCCCGCCTGCTGGCAGAAACTGACTGACCTCCTGGGCCGGACTTGGGCACACACCAGCGGTACGCCGATGACCATCGCGCGACTTGCGATCGACACGGGCTATGAAACGGCCGCCGTCTACGCCTGGGCCCGACAAGTGGGCTTTGGCCAGGTTGCGCCGATCAAAGGCCTTGAAGGCTTCAATAGGGCAAGCCCGGTGACGGGGCCGACGTTTGTCGACGCGACCATCGCGGGCAAACGTCTGCGCCGTGGGGCACGGCTTTGGACCATCGCCACCTCGACATTCAAGGCCGAGACCTATCGCTTCCTGCGGCTTGATCCGCTGGAGGTCAGCAGCCCGGCGGAGGGG